ATGGTTTATATTAATTATTTTATCATCGCCTAATGTCCATTGAGGATCATTTGTTAATTCTTGCCATAAAGCGGTTTCATCCATTCCTCCTCCACCTCCTCCACCTCCAGAAGAATTAACACCAATCGCACTAACCCAATCAGCATAAATGCCTGCAGTAGTTGGGGTTTCTTGAGTTGATGTAGCATTGTATATTTTAAAACCGTTATTTGTGCTATCCCATTCTATTATACCATCTCCAATACGTATTCTAGCATCAGTACCTCGTGCATCGTGTATCGAATGAGAAATGTTTCCACCATCATTTGTAAATACTGCAGCATATCCTGAAACTCCAGAAATAGCATCCTTTGCAATATAACTGTTGAAAGCTGTATTTATCCAACTTTTATCGTAAAAATTATCATCAATTTCGCTTTTGGTATAGTAATTTGATAAATCTCCTCCTCCTCCGCCACCACTTCCACCTATTAACATCCAAGTTGATTGGTTCCAAAATCTAGTGTTTCCTTTAGGAGTAATCCAGAGATAATCTTTAGTAGGCGGATCTTGATTAACTGAAATACCTTTTAGTATCATGATTTCTTAGGTTTATTAGCTTGTTGTCTTTTTACTTTTAAATCTTCTTGATGGTGTTTATCATCTTGACGTAATTTCTCACGTTCAAAACGTAATTTCTCATCAAACTGTCTCATATTCTCTAATAACTTCTCTTTATCCAAATTGTTGTCTGGCTCAAAATCTTCTGGATTCTCAGTATCTACTTGTTTTGCTTGAGCATTAATCTCGGCAACAACAATCTTAGTGTCATTATCTCTTTGATTAAGTCTGTCTTGGAAATCCATTTTCATTTGCTCTGTTTGCATTTGCATTTGAGCTATTTGCTGTTGATTTTGTTGTTCAGCTTGTGCTGCCTGCTCTTGACGTGCTTGCATATCTCTTTCAGCTTTTTCAAGCATTCTTTCCTTTTCAGCCATAGATACAGAAGTATACATTTTCATTATTGTAGATAATGGTGCTGAACCAGATTGTATAGCAGCTTGCATAAGCATGTCCAATTTACTCTTTAACTCTTGTAAATCATTACTGTTATCAACAATAATACCATATTCACTACTTGAAAATTCATCACCATTTATGCTAGCACGTTTAGTTGCATAATCGTGTGTAATATATGAGAATTTATCATTAGTACCTTTTTTAGCAATAACTGCAGTATCTAACAAGCATTGCAATGCTCTACGTTTAATATCATCGTGTATTGTAAACAGCCATTCTGTAATATGTGAAGATTGCAATGTTGCTCTTTCAACACCACCTACAGTTTCTCTATTAGATATTTGACCTTCACGTTGTTTTGAAATACCAGATATTTCTGACATTTCAAGTTTAATAAAATCCAATAGATTAACATATTGTTGAATACTATTACCTAATTCAGCATCAATAACACCGTTAGAGTTATTATTTAATGCACCTGCTAATTTACCAGTTGCAGGACCTTCCTTACCAGCATTAAATGAATTGACTACTGCCAAATTAAACGTTTTAGCATAATACATCCATTTGTCAATATCCCATTCGTCTGGAACTGTAGCTAAATCCATTTTAATTATCTTACCCCAGTTTCTTGCTATAAGTTTATTTAACCTGTCGTGAATAGCATCATAGTAATAACTATAAGGTTTCATCATATCTACAAGAGAAAATGGTTTACTGTCATTCAAATTATAGATACTACCTATAATACCAAAATGACATTTTGAAGGATTGCCCAATCTATTATATTGGATAGGTCTTGGTCGCATGTTAACATAAATGTCAGTACCAATTTTAGTACCTTCCCATGCTTCATTAACCCACATTATTTTCTCCTCCTCCCCTTCATCCTCTTTAAGAACATAATCTTCTGGATAAAAGTTATATGTTATTTCACCAGTATCTGGATCGTACTGTTTTACTTTTTTAATCTTTCTTCTTGATTTCCAATAAACTTTAAGAACTCTAATATTACCAGCCATATCGTATGGTAACAACGGATTGTTCTCAATATTATCAGAAAACAAATCTTCATGGTTATCTTCAAATACATCACTAACCATGTGATTGAACATTCTACCACGCATTAAATCTGAAGCATTACCATAAGGAGTTTCTTCATCTTCATTCTTGAAATCATAATTTTCTATATGCTTTCTATCCTTTTCTGTAAGAACATCATAATATTGATCACTTATCTGACCAGGAGATAAATAATCTTCAATGATTATCATATCAGCATCTTCGATTCTATTAGAGTAACCAGATTTAAGTACCCTGATTTTCATTGGGTTAACTCTTGAAATAGTAGGTTCACCACCAACTATATCACATTGATAAATTTCTTCACCTACAATAAGACCATCCATAAAACCATTGTTAAATAATAATGGTACGTTTAATTCTTTAATATAATGGTTTAATAAATCATTGGCAGTAATTTCTTTGAAATCTTGCCATTCGTATGTATAATAATCATTCAAACCTTCAAGTTCTTGATTAAATTCTTCTTCTGAAAGATTTTGATTTTCTATGATAGCACGCAAATCCTCAAGTAATGCATTCTTTTTATTCTCTTCGATTTCAGTAATACTCATAGGATTAGTAACAACTGCATGAAAATCAAACACACGTTTTGCTTCCTCACCACGAAGAATAAATAATTTTGAATTAATAATAGGATAATGTTGTAACTTTTCTGGTATGAATCCAGCATCTATGTTTTCTGGATTAACAACTAAATCCATATCTTTTCTATGAACAATACCGTTAACTAAATCATAGTTAATTTTCTTATGTTCAATCGATTTTCTAATCGGTTCATAATACATCATAGATTTGTTATCCGCAAAATCCAAATGTTTTTTTCTCCACTCCTTATTTTTCTTTTTAAAGGATAATTGTTGAGGTGGTAAATTATTAATTTTTTCCATTTTATTTCATTTTTAAATTTTTGCAAAAATAAAAAAGCCATTGCTAAATAACAATGGCATAAATAAAATTTTAAATATTTTCTATAATTTTACTAAATTTACTGAACTTATTATCATAATTTCTAGTAAAGAACTTATCGTTTGCTAATTTGTTTTTACTTTTATAAGCATTTAATTGTGATTTAGTTACATCTCCTTCATATAGAATATTAAATTGTTCTCTATATAACATTACAGCTCCTAAAGCTCTAACACGGTCAAAGTTATCATCTATATTGTAATTTGCTAATTCTCTTAACAAAGCCATAGCGCGTAACTTTGAAAGGTTTGTAACGCTTACTTCTTCAATCTCACCATCTTCTTTTTCAATAACCATTTGTTTTGGTTTAGTTAACCACGTTCTAATCAATTGATTGGCAAAGTTATTTAATGGATTTGTAGCATTAAACCCTTTAGCTTTGTTACCATATAAACCAATTTGAACCAAGTTTCTGTCTTTCAAATAATCTGGCGCTTCAGCTAATAATGTTTCAGCACAATTTCTTGAAGCAAAATAACTATAATAACCCTTTTTATTATTTTCTGCAAGTATTATTGCATTATAAAATAGTGCTATAAGTCTGACTCTTTCATAACAATCATCAGCGTAAGCAAACCTACCTGTCCATTCACAAACAATTTCATCAGTCCATAAGTCTAAAACAAATATGGAATTCAAAGAAAGTGTTGAAGAAGCAGCATCATCATCAATTGGATCATAGCCTGCTATATATCGATTTCGATATACCTTACCGTCTTTGTCCTTCTGTGGCATTTGATAAAACTCTATTGATCCTTCAAGATTGTTAAAATCATTTGGTAATGGATATACTCTAATAGGTTCTTTTGACGACATTACGTATTTTACAGTACCGTCTGATTGTTGTACTAAATCACCAGTTACAATCTCATTAAGCATGTTAGGATTTTGTTGTAACTCATTGATTCTTTCGTTAATCTGTGCTGTAGGAAAGAAGTTTCCTTTAGCTCTTAATATTGCTTCTTGTGGAACTATAGGGTTCTCAGCAATAGTCTTTGTTAATGCGTTTAAGTCATTACCAGAGTGCGTTTTAGTATATACTCTATCTTTGAGAATTTCCAATAATGATTTAGTAATATCTGAATTACCATCTTTATCATAACAATTAGCGTTATTCAAATATGCTGGAAAGAAATATGAAAATTCATTACCGCCCTTTCCTCTAATATCATATATGTTTGACAATGCTTTTATATGATAACCTTTTGGATGATACATCATTTTTGCAAGTGATTGAAAATCTGATTCTTCATCACCAGATGTACCAAAACATACTATTTGTCCAAATACATTTCTTTCATCGCCTTTACCCTCTTCTACAGACGGTAATATATTTTGCCATACAGAATCCAAACCTTTGAATGTACCAGCTTCCTCAAGAACATACAATACGGCACGTGTACCACGAAGTTTCTCTACGTCATTTTTTGATGTAATACCAACTACAGAATTACCGGTACCAACGTTACCATATACAAGATCCTTATAACCTGCAGTCCACATCATATCGTTTAAACGATTGACTAATAATTCTCTACCGGGCCATTCTGTCTTTTGGGATAAAAAATCTATGTCGTGTTGAAATTTATCAAGTGTCTGGTCGCCAGCAACTAAGAATTTCTTTTCCGATGCTGTTATATAACATGTGCAACCTTTATTATTCTCTGGTGTTTCACCCAATTTAAATCGTTTTGCCAACATAGCTGCAGCAGAGAATGATTTACCTTTTGAACGTGAAGATAACATACAACCGTGTTCACCAGCTTCTCTAGCTTGATATAAATAATGAAAATACCAATATGTACCATCCCACACTTTAGGCATCTTATAAAGACGTAATGCTTTTTTACTTTTACCTTGTTTTTCAGCTAACTGAATCTCAGTGTAGTTCCAATAAAAATACAAATCTCCGGGAATCCATTCACCATCTGATGGTCTTATCATTCCTTCGTGACATCTCCTTATTTCCTCCTTCACCCATTTATAATATTCACTATTAGGATTTGGATTTGGTTTTAAATCAGTATAATAGCCATGCTCTTCAAAAAAGATTGCAGTCTTCCTAAAATAATCCATATTCTCAAGAATATGAGGATGCTCTAAATCAACAGTTATTTTACCATCTTTATCTTTTGGTAAATCACAAGCACGCTTTCTATCTTTTGACGTTAATTCTTGTATTAACGGTACTCCATAAAAGAATTCCCAAAAATCATCTTGTACTTCTTGTGGATAACTTTCAAGATTTAACTCTTTTATTGGAGTTTGTCTATCATTTAAAATAATTTCTTCATTCATAATTAACTAAATTTAAAGCCATCTTCAAATAATGCTTTACCTTCATTACCACCACGTTTCCTACCTAATTCAAGAATATCAGCATTAACTTGTTTTTCAGCTTCCATAATATCCTTTGCTAACTGAGGTATTTGTTTAATTGTAGCAGTAATAGTGTTTACTGTATACACAGGTTTACCTTTATCATCCACAAGAGTTAAATCCACATTTCGCAAGAACTCGCGTACTTTATCAATAGCAATATATGTATCTTTCAATAGTTCTGATGAAACTGTTTTTGACAGTTCTTTATAAGCATCAATAGCCTTCTGTAATTTATCTGATATAGTATATTTTTCTGGTAAACCTTCTTGTTTCTTTATTGTATCAAAACGTTCTTTTTCATCAACGATGTAAGCATAACTACTTCTAGGATCTGCCATAAAGAATATTATACTACACTCAGTATAAAAATTATTCTTTGTTTTTGTTTTATCAGCATCGTATAAATCTCTTATTGGTTTAACCAACAATGCTTCATCATTGATTTTTATTTCATAATTTATGTATTCTATAAGCTTCATATCTTTAAAAAATAAAACCTCTGTCAAATTAATGGCAGAGGTTGGTTAACATTATTTTAAAATTATATTAAGAGCCTGCTTCTACTTTTCTCATAAAGTCTCCAGACACCCCCTTATCTGGTTTAAGGATAACTGATTTCTTGTTTTCAATATATTCAAAATCAGTTACTATAAAATCCTCAACTTGATTTTGATGCAAAAACAAAACCCTTTCGCCGTTTAATTCATAAATTAACGATGTGTCCAATTGAAAGACTGGCTCCACCCCAATATTCCTCAATGAGTTTTGATCATGCTTTTCTTTCTCTGTAAATGTTTTTCTTTGCATCAAATTGAATTTAAGACAAACGTTATCACCTGGTTTAATACCAGTTACATTGGGGCCCACTTTAAGAACCTTTTGAATTTCTTTTAATGTTTTTGCTTTTTGTTCCTTAATTAAACCAGAATCAGTAACATTGTCATCTTCGTACATATCACACGTTGTTACCAACATGTTATACAACGGTTGTATATCTTTAATCTTTAATTCCATTTCTTAATTTTTTAATATATTCTAAACGTTTTTTCATATTCATCATTCTATCGAATGTACAATTTAGTTTTCCTAAAGAAGAAATATTAAAGTTTGTTTTAAGTTTATTAAACTGTTCTTCTGTTGTATCTTCTTTAATTGGTAACGATTCAATAGAATTACGTATAAATTTCCAGAATGCTCTGTATGTTTTATATACAGTCTCTACAGGTATGTTCAACTCTTTTGATACTTCTTCATAAACTTCTGTATGATTCTTTATTCTCATTTTAATTCAAATAAAAGTAATAGCTGAAAGTAACCATTTTCTTCAGTAACGTTGGGGATGAATTTGGGGTTGATTTTTCCATTAACAATAACTTTATTTTTTTTAAGTTTCCCCATAATCACTTGGAAATTAGGCAATTTAATATTGCATTCTTCTCTAACTTTCCTTTTGATTTCATCACTCATTG